CGTTGGCCCCGTATTACCACTTTGACCTGTTTGACCATTAGCACCTGTCGGCCCGGTATTACCGCTTTGACCTGTTTGACCAGTCGCACCTGTCGGCCCCGTACTTCCAGTCTGTCCAGTTTGACCATTCGCACCTGTTTGACCTGTACTTCCAGTCTGACCTGTAAAACCCGTATTTCCCGTTGACCCGGTAAAACCAGTATTCCCATTAATCCCATCTTGACCAGTCGGCCCCGTACTTCCGGTATTACCCGTTTGACCTGTCACCCCTGTATTTCCAGAACCAGTTGGCCCTGTATTCCCCGTATTCCCAGTCTGACCAGTTGAACCAGTTCTTCCAGTATTTCCTGTATTACCAAAACCAGTAGGCCCGGTCGAACCAGTTCTTCCGGTATTTCCAGTCTGACCTGTCGTTCCAGTATTTCCTACCGCCCCATTCAAACCATCAACACCAGACGCACCCGTCTCACCAGTCGCACCAGTAGGCCCCGTATTTCCATGCGCCCCTACATTACCAGTATTTCCAGTCGCTCCCGTTGCACCTGTATTTCCTGAACCCGTTGAACCCGTTGCACCTGTATTCCCAGAATTACCTGTATTTCCCGTTTGACCAGCCTGCCCTGTTCCACCAGTCACACCAGTCGAACCATTCAACCCATTAATTCCATTTACTCCAGTTGCCCCTGTAGGCCCTGTATTTCCATGCTCCCCCACATTACCAGTATTACCAGTCACACCTGTATTACCAGTCGCACCAGTATTTCCAGAACCAGTCGCTCCCGTTGCACCTGTATTTCCGGTATTTCCATCCAAACCATTCTGCCCTGTTGCACCTGTATTACCAGTTACCCCAGTATTCCCATAACCAGTTGGCCCCGTATTTCCTGTATTCCCCGTATTCCCCGTTTGACCAGTCTGACCCGTACTACCAGTTTGACCAGTATTTCCAGTCTGACCAGTCTGACCGTTTTCACCAGTCTGACCAGTCAAACCAGTATTTCCATCATTACCAGTCGCCCCGGTTGCGCCAGTAATACTACTACCATCAGCCCCCGTAGCACCAGTCGCCCCGGTCGATCCTATAGCATCCCCATCAAGCCATTTTCTCTTTATCTTAGTAGACATCTTTGATCCCCAAACTAACCCTTGGTAACATTGTCTGAGCTTGTGTATTCGACACTGTTAAACACATTGATTATCTCGGTAAATGCCAAAGACACCTCGGCAACCCTCGGAGTCGTCTTTGCGTCATCCCACCATTTTGTGACTTCTACATCACATTGCGTCATAAAACAATTTATCAGACCATTACTCTTCTTATCAAAGTTTGTCCCTCCAATTTTTATCTTACAAATTGGAGCACTTTTGACTGTTGACTTCTGATAATCATATCGTGGATACATACATGACCTTAAAAATCTAACAGCCTTATTTATATCTATGTTAAAAGGACTTCTCCTATCAATTGGACCGTCATCGCTATTATAACCAGAAATAGGTTTAGTCTCTCTCAATAACTTAGCAACAAAAGAAAATGTTCTCTCACCACCACTTACAAACTGGTACAATGGGTGAGAACCTCCTGGAAGCTCCATACTATCCCAGTTCACTGCCTTGGTATCAGACAGACTCTCAGGAAAGAAGGGGAGAATCAGAAACTCACCCCTCATACCCATATCATCAGTTGTTTTCATTATAAAACACACCGAAGAAGGCCCAGAAGTAACCTCCCCGGTACTGAAAAAATCTGTCCTCGAAACACCATTCATTATTCAACAGTCTTCTTTCTTGAAAGCTCAATAACAAGCTCTCCCTTTTCATCATCCTTTAGCTTGTCCTTTGGACTAATCATTGCCTCAACATCATCTGCAAAAGAATAACCAACTAACGAAAATGCCTGAAAATTGAACTCCATCAAATCTCTTTTGAACATCTCATAATGATTGTCCTCAAAGGCTATAAACTTACTCTTCAGCACCATCTGTGTTGAATCTTTTGTCAGCTTTTCTCTTGCCTCAATAACAATCTCATCGCAAATATCACTAATCTTCTTTGCAATAATAACATTGACACCGGTATTCAGCGTCTTTCCATTACGAACGATCATCTTCACCAAATCAATTGTCGTAACCCACAAATCTGTCTTTCCATCACCGGCATTTCTTGCTTTTGGAACTATTGCAACGTACTTCATCTGTAACTCCTATCACGAAAGGTTAATAAAATATCACACAACAATTAATATAATTCATCGTAAAAGACCTATCACCTATTAATTAAGCATCATACCCAGCAGAACTTTTAAACAGCAACGTAAAAGCATAATGCCCAGACACAAAATCAGCAGCATTGTACTTCTTCAAATTAAATAATTGGCCCCCCAATCCATCTGCATTTACAATAATATCACCCCAAACATCCCTATCACCACCACCAAGAATATTATTGAAATGCCCAACTATCGCAATTGCATTCAAAGATTCATTTGAATCAGGCATAACATAATCATGGTTTGGTTTTAAAAGAATATTTGTTACACTACCCACTATTGTAACATTAATTATTCCTCTTACCAAAACTAACTCTCCGATAGTAACTATATGATATTTTGGATAAGATGCACCTACATTTTCAGCAATCGTTCCAGTTCCAACTTTGTCTATAGTAAAAAAATCAGTCTTGTCATGCACCCATTTTCCAATATCAAGCGTATTTCTCACATCTCTATAACCATGAGAAAACACCTCACTCAAAGCATAATTATCCTTACCTATTTGCTTAGAATTATCAGTGCCAGGAATCAAATTCGACAACAATCCAATATCACCACCAGAATTTGAAGATAGATCAAAAAGATAGGCATGGTCAACATATAAATTTAACCACTTATAAGAACCATTTCCAAGACTAAAAGTTGTATTTGTACCCGGATTAAAATTGTTCTTACAATAACCACTTATATAAAAATCAGCAGTTCTACAGCTATTAACAAAAAGGTTGTCCCATATACCTGTACTGGCAGCACCAAGGTCATTTGCAAGGTTATCCGAAGGTATTATATCACCATCACAATTAAATCCCTTAATCTCATCTATTGTCGCATACGTTGATATTACATTCGCCAGCTTTCTATCTGGAAACAACGCTCCTATAGCATACGCATCATTGGTATCAGGAAAAATACCAGCTTTCAAAGTTATTGCATTACCACCAATTCCAATAAGAGAGCCAAGCCTTGCCTCATTGGAAAGCAGATAATCCAACGCCTTTCCAACCTCCCCTATATGATACGCTCCATTAGTATCTGGAACAATACTCGATTTTAAAGTGATAAATCCATCACCGTCATCATCAAGCTCATTCGTACTAAACACATCGGAGTATAAATTCGTGAAATAACCATTCTTAAATCTATTCGACACCGCTCCAAGATCAATGTCAGAGGAAACGACCGGCAATAATGTCTTAACAAATGCCTCGTCTATTAATGTTGCAAATAAATGATCTATAAAACCAACACTCCAATAATGTGATGGGTCACCAAGATTAAGCGCAAGATTATTGTATGGAACTAAATTCGTTCTCACATCATCTACATTCAACTGAGAAAAATGCGCTTCTAAAAACTTATTTGATGCCCCACCAATATTCTTTGCCAAATTTGTTGTTGGCTGAAAATTTGCATTAATCCCAACTGTTCCACTTACATGCGTCAATGTTCCACAAAAACAAGTATCACCATATATTTCATCCCATATATGCGAAGAATCTCCAAGCGTTCTCGTTCCAATAGGAACTAAATTTCCTCCCCCATCAAACTGTGCAACATCTTCTGCAACTGATTTCGTAAAAGTTAAAGCACTGGTATACAAAATTGAATCACTTTTAACCTGATTTATTGTCACTATTCCACCAAATACCGCATTTCCATTTCCTTCTATTACAACATTATCCCCACCAGATTCATCAATTCTCCAGCGAAAAGTCGATGTAATTATATTCTCGTTTTTAAGCCTCCACACCGCCCTATTCGCACACCAGTCATCAAGCGCAAGAATAGCAACCTTTAACGCCATATCTTTCTCATGAGGCCCATTCGCACTATCAGCAGTAACAATATCACCAGCATTCACATCATAAATATTTATCTCTGTAGAAGGTATTGGATTTTCACCATCATTATACTTTGTATAAAACCCGTCAATAATTGTCTCATCAAACAAACGGTCGTATGACATAAAATCTCCTTAAACGATTTCAACCTCAAATATGAAAAATATAGTCATTCTATCCAACTTCACAAAAGAAGGAACAACCTCTTTTGACGTAAGTGGTGTAACATAATAAGGGTGGTCAAAAGGGTCTGGACTAACACATGCCCTTACAATCATCTTATCAGTTTTCGGCCACACAACAGGATCATTCGACTCGGAAGATGGTATCTCTGATCTTATAAAATATCTCGTATATGGATACTCCACTGATGGTGACTCACTGTACTTTACAACCCTCTTCTGGTACATTTCTCTTGCTATCTTAAGCCCAGTTGTACTACCAACCAAATTATCAGCCGTTTCAAGCGTAACGTCATCAATAACACTTGCGACAGTCATTATTATTTTATAACCACCGCCATCTACACCTATAATTATAGAATCCCCGGCAACTATCTGGCTCTTAAAAAGTGTTCCATCACCAACTATTTTTTTCGGGTCCACCCCATCATCAAAAGAAATTGTTCCATCCATTTCAACACCAACATGCATATTCTCCGCTCCATCATATTGCCCCTGAGTCAAAGAAATCTTATTGGCATTCTCATAAGATACTCTGTATGCAAAACCCTCAAAAATAGAACCAATTGGAGACAACAACTTGATCCTTCTCGTCATTCTATCCAACAAAGCATTTGTCAACAACTCATTGTTCGGCAAACTCAAAAATCTCACAAGAAATCTATTTGTAATCGCTACGAATGGTGCATCAACCTCTTCGTCAAAGGTAATAATATCATCGTATCTACCAATTGAATTATACTCTGTTACTCTGCTCATCTGAATTAAATTGTATTTTGGCGCAATATATTCAGTTGACTTTTGCGGCCTTAATTCGTTGCACAATACCCTTTCTGTTGCCACAGCATTCCTATCAATCTCTGCTATCGGAAGACCATCAACATCAAAACCAATATTGCTTAAAACATATTCTCCATCATTTGCTCCACCTGTACCTATCACAATCTTGTCACCCTCCCACATTGATCCCGGAGCGTAACTACCATCACCGCTTATCTTAACCCAGTCTCTTTTTCTATCCATGAATCTTACGATTACATCATCATCATTAACACTGAATTCATGGTTTCTCAAATACACCCTTGAATACTTTCCATCAAAAGTAACATACTTTATATCAAAATCTCCGTTATCATCCTGACTCTTTGCCCCACTAATACTAATCATCTCTTTGGCAAATGGACTAAAATAATCAGTACACCACTTTGCATCACCTCGAACATACGATCTTCCATTTTCAAGAATAATTAGCTTTCCTCCAAGAACACTAAATTCCTCAAAAATCATCTCAAATGCCCCAATATCGGTACCATCATCAAAATTTACCGGATGAACACTTTCAACCAATTTCGGCCTCCATACACCCCTACAATCATTTTTAGGTCTATCAACATCAATGGATCCGACACCATTATCTATGCATTTGCTTAAAAAAAGAAGCCTAAAATCATGCACCGTAACATCTTTAAACTTTGGGTCTACAAAAATGTCATGCTCACCATGACTTACACCAAGATACGCATTGCTCACACCATAAATGCAATTATAATCAATACCTCCGCTAGAACTAAAAGGAACCGGCAAATTATCACCAAGCAACAAAATACCTACACAATACTTTCCATCACTCTCCCTAAAAATAATATTGTTAAAAATCAACGACTTTGAATTTACACCTCCAGTATTGTCAATCATTATAGCCGCTCTAGGGCCATAATTATCAATTATACTACCCGCACAAGCCCTGTAAGTGTTGTTATTGGCAACAACAACCCTCTCCGATCCACCACCCCAAGATTCAATTGCAACACACGCAGCAATAGTATTAATAAAAATATTATTCTCGACAATAGCGTCTTTGCACTTGTAAATATCTACTACCGCCATACCAATTCTCGACCCAATTAAAATATTTTTACATTCAAATTCACATCCACAAACTGATAATCCATTAAAACTATCAGGCATTTTTATTATAAAAGCACCAACATAGAAATCGCCAATATCATCCCCGTTTTTATAAAACCTTATATTCTCAAAACTACAACATGCAAAAAGGGCCGAATCCTTGTTAATACGAATAATCGGTTTCTCTGAATTTAAAAAATATGACCTTATTTTCACTCTCAAAGGTATTTGCTCTGGATATGGATACAATGAATTATTTATCTCTGAACCACTTACCACTTCAACAATATCATTCTCGTAAAAAGGCACCGTATTATCGTATGGAGGATCATTGGAATTTCCATTAAACAGCATTAATAGGCTTGTAGCACCCTTTCCCGGAGTATCATAGGGTGAAGTATTTGAACCAGAATCATTTACAAAATAAATCTCTGGTCTTAAGCCAACCTCTCTTGCAGTGCATTCAATTGCACCAATATCCGTTCCATCATCAACAGCAACACCATACTCGTATAAATCTCCATAAGTCTGTACTAAATTGTCTAAATATTCGTGAACAACAGCAAAAGACATCCTCTTTCCGTTAGAAGACGTTGCACATCTTAAAACATTGGTTAGTGGAAATCCGAAATAAACAAGCCTGAAACTTCCACCACCATCTTCCGATAAATAAACACCATTGTCTGCACATACCAATATTTCATTTGAATCATAGGACATTGACACATCTCTATAGTGATCCCCACCAACAACAATCTCACTATAATCAACACCTGAATTGTCAGAATAAAGGAATTTATTATAACATCCTATGACCCTAATAACACCATCGCTTGACATTGCTATTGTTTCACATATATACCCTTCCGGTTCTGTCCAATCATGCTGCGAAGACCATGTTGCACCATAATCATCAGACACATAGACCCTATAAAAACCATTCGCTAAGACAACTGATTGATGTTTACCATCAGAAGACATTGCAATACCAAGAACTTGGTGAATTACTGGTATCTGTGTAAAATTCTCTCCATAATCATTAGAAACAAAAATCGGCTGAAAAGTGCCTGAACCCCCAGAAGCAATCGTTACATATTGACCAGATTCCGAAATCTTCGCACAAATATAAATACCATCATCGCCCTTTTTAGTCCAAGTGTCACCTTTGTCTGTCGATAAATATATTCCATCACTAGACACGGCAACTATGTAACTACCATCAAGAGAAATAGCGACATCCCACCATACCCTTTCATCGCCTTTTCTCGTAAATGCTTTTCCATAATCGACAGAAATATTCAAATAGCCACTAGAGCCACTCCCACCAGATATGGCAACATGATACTTTCCATCCGGCGACATCCTAATAGAAGACCAATAATCATCCGAAGTACCATCAGGAACTATCCAGTTCCCAGGAATTGATATTGGTCTTGTACCATCCCTAAAATCATCCGTTGGAACGGAAGCATTAAAACCAATACCGACACCAGCATCTATGCATGGGCTATCGCTCTTTAACAATCCTATGGCATAAACATCATGAATAAATTTATTGTCCGACTCAAACTGTGGTTCTGCCGACATACTCTTACTACCAGGAAAAACAGTCCCACTATAAATAGCATACAATGTCTCAAATCCATAAACATTATTGCAATCCAAAACTCCTGAAGTATAAGTACCAACACTTATGCCGGTACCATAAAAATTTTCTCCCTTTATGATATTATTCAAAACATCAACATCGGTAAATTCACCAGCACAAACAATACCATTGGTAAAATAATTTCTGATTGTATTATTTATAATACATCCATTACTCGCATCCCCGCTAAAATGAATGGCATCTTCCCCGCCTAACGAAAAAATATTATTGAATATTTTTACACCACTGACATCACTATCAAATAATAAGGCGAATCTCATAACATAATCAAAAATATTCTTTTCTATTAAAACCCCAGTACCAACACCATTAAACTCAATGTATTGGTGATAACCTGAAAAGGGAATACCAAAAATATTTTTGCTAATTGTAATATTAGGGCCATAATCATCATCAATCTTTATTGCAACATCTCCGTCACTTGACAAACGAAATGTATTCCCTGATATATTAATATTATTAATCATTTAAGCGGGTGCCCCTTCTATAACAATACCCCTGAATGTCTTGAAACTATTACCCCTAATATCAAGCAAGGTACTAAAAGTCGATCCGGCAACATATACAGATACATCAGAACAACCAGTCGAATCACTATATCCTGTTTCACATTCAAAAACAACAGCACTGTCCTCGACACCATTGACAAAATTTATAAAATTACCTGTTGAATAGGGACCATCTTTTATCATTTTCAATTTTCCAAAATAAGACGAAACTGCATTTGTCACTAGGAAAAGTCCAGAATCATTTTTAACCTTAATAGTTGGTTTACTATCATTCCCAGAATACGATTGTATGGTAACAGCAGCATTAACTATTATCTCGTCAAAATTAGAATTATCTATAATACCATCATTAACTACATTGACTATATCACCATCAGAAAGACCAATGCCTTCAATCAATTCACCAAAATTTGTCGCACCTTTCTCCGGCGTATCGTAGGGATATGTACTTGAACCTGAAGCATTCACATACAAGATCGAAGGCAGTCTTACCCACTGTGCATACAAAACTACACTAGAATCTCCTAAAATAAAGGTATCCCCACCACTATAACTATCACCAGAACCATCAGCAGCGGTATTCCAATCATTAAACGAATATCCAGTCCTAGTCAAAGAACCAGTATTACCCGATACCGTAATAGTCTCACCGCCATAATAACTAACAGGATCAGGTGTCACGCCTCCCATACTTCCATTACCATTATAGCTAACAGTTAATGATGGGGAAACAGGATTTCCATAAAGCATAATGCCATTACTCATCAAAAAAACCATAAAATCATGGCTATTATATTTTATATCAGTCCCAACACCTGAAAAAATCGGAATTATCGTATTATGGTTTAAATATCCATACCCACCATTGATGTTAGTTATTATATCACTTGCTTCTGTATCACTCCAACCAATAACATAGAAAATATTACCAAGAACATTATCACCTACAGAATAAATAGAGCACGAAGGATTTCCACCAGAGGTTACCGCCCCTGATAATGCAGGTATATTATGAATATCTGATATATCCAAGCCCCATAAAACCCTCCCGCCATATACCCAATTACATACCCCATAAAGGAATGTTCCCATCGAGAAACAGCATCTAAAATTACTTGCCCACCTGTCATAATAACCAGGGGCATGTTGACCATCTCTAAAAGGTGCGGCTGGATTAGAAATGTTAATTATCTCAATAAATCCAGTTCCCATTGTACAGAGTATTATGTAATTGGTCTGATAGAAGCACGATCCCACAATATTAGGGTTGCAATCAAAGTACCCCTTAACATAAACACTTAATGGATTAGAAATATCTAAAATTAGCAATCTACCAGTATAACATCCAATATAAGCGTAGCTACCCTTAACTTTTAAACAGGTGGGGTTGTCTAAACCAGTTATTGTTCCTCCCATGCTTGCACTTGTGTATATAGCAACAACCGAAGGACTTGTTTTGCTGCTAACATCAATTATGACAAAAGCACCAAAAGCACCACCTACACCCCCATTGGCAACCTCAATAGTCACATAAAGAGAGTTGCCAACAACAAAAAGGTCGTTAATGGCATTGCCTATATACCCACTATCACCAATTACAATATGAGACAAAAAAACAGGAATTGCTGGATTAGAAATTCTCCAAATCTGAATAGCTGGCTTTCCTGAAACATCAACACATGTCCAATAGGCATAATTACCCAATGTAAAAACCCTACCAGTGGCATTATTGGCAACACACCCACCAGTGCCATTTTGAACCGAACCAAGTGTAGTATAAGACATTTAAACTACCTTTCAAACGCCCCAATATCAGTTATGTTGATCGGTCTTACAACACCATTATAATCAATCAACGGAGACTCTTTATAAATACCATAACCAGCACCAACATCAATACACGGACTCCCATCTTGTAATGTTAAATCAAAACCAGATGGATCATTAAACAATGGATTAGCCTCAATATCATTCCCACCAGCAACAGCGAGGCCGCCATATTTACTTCCCACATTATAAAAACAATTATAGTCGGCAATGCATTGAACACCTAACATTGTCAACCCTCTACCATAACCAATTCCTTGAATTATATTATTAAAAATCTTTGCTCCCGGATCATTAAATATCAATATCCCATCAGAATTTGCAACCTTACTCGAAAAATCATACATGCTATTATTGGCTACAATTGCATTCTTTGTATTCCACAATCGCATAAAACCAGAACCACTTCCAATAAACGTATTGTTGGTAATCATCGCTTTTTTATTCGCTATATACAAAGACGCATCTGATCCAAAATCAACATTTTCATATCTGAAAGAACATCTCTCAATATTCGTAAATTCTTCTTCAGAAGTATCTGCTATCATCAAAGACGTTGAATTCGGTGGAGCACTTGACATATCCTTAATCATTACAATATCATTAAATACCCCGCCATTCATTCTATAAAATAATGCCCTACGCATCGTAATTATTGGCTTGTCAACATTCCCAGAATACATCTTGATAATCATATCTTTTGGAAACTCAATATGACTATCAGCAGGAAGACCACCAAAATCAGTGGGATCAAACAACTCCGAAATACTTGCCCCTCCAACCTCGACTATATTCCACTTACCAAAATCAACTCTCGGAGAAGCAGGAAATATCCCGCCATAAAATAACTCAAAAAAATTCAAAGCACCTTTAGCAAATGTATCATACGGAGACTCATTCGATCCGTTAGGATTTATATAAAAAGTCCTTTTTGCTGTATTACCAATCTCTATTATCTCAGGTATGTATATTCTTTCCTGCTTTATCCTTGTAGAACCAGCAGTCAACTTAATATCACCATCAGACTTTGCACCATAAAGCAATTTCGTGAAATAAAGCTCTACTATATCAGACTTAAAACCATAACTTCTCATCAAAGACTTAATCGAATCAAATGTTCCTTTAATATCTGCATACTGCGCTGCCAAATCAACAAACGCTCTCTGCTTAAGCAAATCCTCTCTATCTATTTCAAACCCATAATTTCTTGCGTAAAACTCCAATAGATCAATCCTCATCCTTCGAGGGTCTATCACTGACTCAAAGTTCTCTGTGAGGTTTCTTGGGCCTTCCAGCACTCTTGCCATAGCATAGATAAAGCCCTTCATGATCTCACCAGTATCATTGTTTCTATAATAAGCAGGAACTAGGTCATATAACCTACGCTTAGTTTCCTCTATTCTTGCTACATACAAAGACATTATTACGTTTCCTTTGTTATCAGGTAAGACGAAACACTACCCATGCTTATTATCTCAAACTTACTGTTTTCTGGATTTTCAGCTATTACATTTCCATCTCCATCTTTGTCCTCATCACTCTGCCTCATAAAACAGCACGACATATCACTCAAAGCAGAACCGTCAGCATCCAATCCTATCAATTCATTCTTTAACTTAACAATCGTACTTCCACCGCCCTCTTTCATTGTAACAGATAAAACATCATATCTTCCAATGTTTACACCATCTGTTATCAATAACTTGTACGGATACCCAAAACTATGATACGACACCGCAACATTTGACTGATTACTAAATTGTGTACCTATGTCATCCCAAGAACTCGTCAAATCATTCCACATCTTATCAACTTCTATTCTTGTGTAAGTAGTTCCAGAAGCAACATGGCTATAAACCATATAATTTCCAAGACTATCCTGCCTTATTCTATAAATCTTCGACAAAACAGAACCATTATCCGCTAAAACCTTTACATTAAATGTCTGCCCTATCGGTCTATCGTCAAAAATCTTTTTCCAATTTGCAGACCCTTGGAAAGTATACTTTTTAACAGGAAGATCATTATAAAGAGCAACGCCAAGTCCATCAACAGGAATCAGAATATCTTCAGGTAAATTTTCATTGTAAAATGCAAACCAATCTGGATTTCCCTTAACTTCATCAGTATTCAAATCATCAACTGCACCATACCCTTCTAACTTTGCTACTTTTAAAGCATCCGTATCATGCATTCTCAAATAGCATACTGAAACATAAATACTACCACCAGAAGAACCAAGTAAGTCATCAACAAGTATTATCGTTGTATCTCCTGCATTCGGAGTATCTGCTTCAACCGAATCAATTCTGTAAATCCCATAATTACCACTTGCATCCGTATGCTTTATAAATAAATAATCTCCATCAACATACCAATCTTTAGGCTTCGTACTTCCAACAAAAACTATTGTCGTACTATTTGTAGCATTCCCAAGTGCTCCAAGTCTTTCTGACACATCAACAACTCCACCAAGAACGCACTCCATGTTTATGCCTTCACTTGGATACTGAAGTATATGCCCAAGAAACTGCCTTTTCGACAAAACCGTTGAAACAAATATTCCATCCGTACTCGCAGAATCAATAATTAACTGGTTTCCAGAAGGAAGAATTACTGTACCAAGAGCAGCATTATAAGTATCAATAACTCTATATTCTGGCCCACCATTCTTTCTACTTACACTTCCATAAACAGGCGTAAACTTCAACTTCGCACTATTCCAAAAATCATTATTATATCCAAGCGCACCAAGTCCTGTATATAAAATCCTCTTCGGCTCCGTTCCGACCGCAATAACAGAAGTTGAAACACCAAGCTCCACCTCTGTCTTCTCCAAATCACTTAAAATTTTTCTTACAGCACCAATCTCATAAAACCCACTATTCAAAGTATTCTTTATTCTCATAAAGTTATACTGCTTAGACAACAAAAAAGTGTACCTATCGCTAATCAAGTATGGCCCACCAGTAAACCCATAGACAGTAAAAACACCCCCAAAAGAACTATACTCTTCTACTATTCCAATATCCCCTGTTTCAACAACAGTTATCTTGCAACCATTCCAAAACCCATCACCATATCCGGCCATTCCAACACAAATAACTTCAACAAAATCAACCATATCGCTTGACAACTTGAAACCCTTCGACCCACCAGCATAAACATCATACCAACTACCATCACCATTAATTACATTATCATTCGGATCATTCAAATTTCCAACCCCACCCAATTTCGTTGTCCTAAACGGAATAAGGTCTATATGACAATACTTGGTTCCCGCAACTGATTGCACTTTTTCTTCACACACAGAAAGGAACAAATCATCACCAAAATTCTTGCCTTTCATCAGCGTTCTAACTTCATCTTCTGCCTTGCTTCTTACCTCATCGGTATTATAGAATGGCTTTACTTTTATACCTATCAACGCATCTACGCTTATTACAAACTCTATCCCATCCCTTACCGTTAAAGAAGTAGTCACCATCTTCTTTGTCGTCAAATAAGCCTTCAATCCATCCAATGTCGCATCTGCCGGTGAAATGTAACTTCCGTCACTCGCAAGGGCAACTATGTAAACAAGTACATGGTTGACCTTTCCATCCTCGGACACTATCGGACTAAGACCATTCATCATACTCAGTTCACCGCTATTCAAAGCATCTATAATCTTTGTCTTCTGGCTCTCAGATAAACCAGAAACATTAAGCAAAGCAGTCTGCATACTACCAAAAACATTATTTATCTGTTGCTCAATCTCACCATTATCTTCTAAACCATGATTGGGAATTGCAGCCCCTTTTATCGAAGAACTATATCTACTTATGAAATAAACATAATCATCTGGTGTTACTGCCCTTCTTGCTGTTGCAAAAGACGCAGGAGCATTTACCTTAATCTCATCAACAGTCTCAGGATTCGCACCTCCAGTTGCAGGTGACGTTGCAGTTATTACAATATTATCAATCGAATAACCGCTATACACATCTGTTCTATAATCATCACTCGCAACATCTCTACCCGTATTCTTAACAATTATCGAATCAAAACCAGTAACCTCAGATTCTATAGATGCATTACCATCAAGCCCAGAGGTTATCGCATACTCCACATTAATCAAAGCACCGTCCGGTGGAATCGTACCGGCAACACCATCTCCAAAAAGAATATACGGTGGATCATTATTAAACTCTATCTCAAAAGCATCTTGCAAACTTTCATCAAAACTCAAAAATTCAACGTATGCATACTCACTCCCGGCAACAAGTGTTTCTATTAATTTCACACCATTCGGATCTGTTTCACCGGGATAATTCGATGCTAGAAACTTCCCCTCAGTTACAATTATATTTATCTTCTGATTCGCGTTACCAGTTCCAACCTTATCAAGCGACAATAACTCTCCCTCAAAGCATACAGCTTCAAGAGCAACTGACGGAGTAGTCCACGATCTTCCATCAACAAACACATCATTTGCAAGACTAAAAACTTTACCCCCAAAACTAAAAACAGAACCCTTGCCTATATAAAAAGAAACCGGCGTACTTGAAAGTCGTGTTATACCAATGGTAATATTCGCTACTGCCGCCACAGCACCTTTTGCCTTATAACCATTCTGTCTTGCTATTTTTGCAGCACTTGCATCCAACCTCAAAGTATCGAAATAATTTTCTCCCGCCTTAAACGACAAATAGAAACTCATCGTATCAAGCATGAATGCCATAGCCTCAATAAGCATTATGCCATAATCACTGGCATAAAAATTATTAAACTTATCCCCATAGTAAAATCTTAAATATGACAATGCCTCATCAACATACGTGTTAAAATCCCTTCCAGCATATTTAGTTCTTGCAAGAGAAACCGTATTTCTCAAATTCTCTCTTATTGCGGCAACATCATTCACCTCAAGAAGCCTTGGATATAAAACATACGCTTTCTGACCATTCAACGCAGCCGACATCTCACGATCAAGAGTAGCTACCAATTCACTTGTTATCGTCTTTGGTAAATCAGTCGTTCCAGCACTTCCAATAAAAACAAAATCCGTACCATTTATCGGAGAAGCAGACAATGCCGGTGTCACTGTCAGTTCACCAGTCAACGAAACATAATCCGTTATCTGCACTTGCTGTGTATTAATCACTATGTCTAAACCATTAAAATAATCATCCCCATACCCAGTCAAACTCGTCTTAAACACACTGGTTGTTGCACTCGCATCATTTACATAAGGAGCCAATAATTGAGGAAAACTCTTTACGGTTATCCCAAACAAAACCTCTGTCGCATTTCCAGCAAACTCAAAATAAGTTCCATTAGCAGGCGCAGAAATAAGCGCAGGAGTAACTGTCAACTCACCAGTTAAAGACGTGTAATCCGTTATTTTAACCTTCTGCGTGTCAATAATGATGTACATGTTCTCAAGGTATCCATCACCATACCCAGTCAAATCAGTTTTAAATTTCGTAGTTGTCGCACTCACATCATCAACTTCACCAGCAGGTGTCTCAAACTTTATTTTCCCATTACCAGAAGTATCAACACCATTTATCCTTAACCTATCACCATCAACAAAACAAATATCTTTCAAATCAGGATGAATATATTCAAGTTTCAAACTTATCCTATGAGCTATAGTTGCAAGAGTAGCAGGAACAGGGGAATTTGCAGAACAATCTATTACTAAACTTCCAGAGAAAGAACTTCCATTATAAATCTTATCATAATTGTCAATTGCTATCTTTACATAACTTGGCTTTGCAGGATCACTATTATCAAGGTCTATTGTTCCAGACTCAACAACCGAACTTATATAAACAGCAAAAATTTTATCATCAACCGCAGTAATTTCATATATTCCACTATTAGAAGGATCGCCAACTCCAATAATAATCTTCATTCCATTGTAAAACTGAAAATTAATTGGATTAAAAATCTTTGCCTTGTTAGTAGAAAGAATATCACACAAAGCATTGGTAACGAACAGTGACTCTAAACCAGAAACAGGACCATGCTTATCGAATACATAAACCTTGTCACCCTGATAATCCAACGGCATACCAGCACCGAAATTCTCCAAAAGATTAATTCCATCACCTTCGACAAGAGAATCAAAAAAATCTCTCAGCGTTGGATACCTCGTCTTATCGCTTGGTGTTCCCCATTCTGTTACGCCTATTATCGACATAATATTTTCCTCTTATTAAATAACATCTTTCTCTATCGGAAATCTCGTATTATCCACTCTTCCATTAAACGTGTGCTCTACTACTACATCAACAAGCCCAGTATCATTGCTCGTCACAGTTATATTATCCACATCAACCCTTGGCTCAAACTTCTTTATAGACGTTCTTATAAAATCAGCTTGAACCTCGTCAAGAAAATCCCCCATATTATCAAAAACAGTTTTTAGTATCTCGCAACCAAAATCTCTCCTCATGACTCTCTCGCCAACACCGGTAACAACTATTTGCTGCATACTTTTCTTAACAAGCTCTCCATCGACCTTCTTATTAAACATCGCAAGGCCACTCATATCAGCAGAAAACCCTTTATAAAAAGCCATTTATACTTCCGTTCTATAAAACTTATCAATCTCTACCATAGGGTAGATGCTGTGTTTATTTCCTGCTTCATCAAAACAGCTTTTTAAGTTTTCACTCATAAAGTCTTACACTTTCTCCACAGGCTTTAATTCCCCGCGAACTAAGGGTACTCAAACCATAATTCTCTAAATTAATTGACGCATTTTTGTCTCTATCAATTTCATTTCCACACTCGCATCTGTAAATTCTATCCTCAAGCATCAAGTCATCTTTCAGTCTACCACAAACACAACACAATTTACTTGAAGGGAAGAATCTATCTGCATCAATTACCTCTCCACCATACCATTTAGTCTTGTATTCTGATTGTCTTCTTATTTCGCCAAAAGACGCATCACATACAGAACCAGCAAGTTTGTGGCTTTTCATCATACCAAAAATATTCAAATCTTCTAATACAATATACCTTGGTTTGGTTTTCGCCAAAATACTTGTCATTTTGTGAATTGAATCTTTTCTCTGACATGATATTCTATAATGAATTTTCTGTACTTTCTTAACCGCTTTTAACCTATTTCTACTACCCTTTTCTTTTCTACTTAAATTTCTCTGAAGTAAAGACAAATGCTTTTGTGACTTCTTTAAATATTTGTTGTTCTCAAAAACTTGTCCATTAGAGCATGTAGCTAATGTTTTTATTCCAACATCAACACCAATTACTGTTTCTGGTTTGGATGGTTCTAAAATATTTACTTCGCATTGAACTGAAACAAACCATCTATCCGCAATCTTTGAAACTGTTACCGAATTATATTTAACCCCTTCGACTGGTATATAATTCTTCTCTTTTAACCTTATCTCTCCAATTTTAGGCAATTTTATAGTCGATTCAGAAATATAACATTTATCACCAGTCATTCTGAAAGACTGTTTATTCCCATGCTTTTTCTTAAATTTAGGAAAACATTTTTTCTTATTAAAAAAATTTTTAAAAGCAGAATCCAAATCTCTCAATGCTTCTTGTGGTGCTAATTTACTAATATCATACATCCACGGAAACTCTTCTTTTTTCATTGAACACAATATCTTATGTTGATCTATAGCACTTAAAGACCTCTTCTCTTTTTCATAAAAACTAATTCTTTGAGCTAAACCCCAATTCCATGCAAAACGTGCTACCCCTATGCTTTTCTCAAGAAAAGTACGTTGCTTGTTATTAGGATTTAATTCTGTCTTGAATGCTTTTTGTATTAACATATCTTTTTGTTCACTTAAAATTTACACTTCCCTCACTATTAAGAAGTCAGTCATAATGGTCAATCTGTCAGAGCCAACACCAAGAATCTCCAACTCATAATTATACTGAATATTGGTCTTTGCATTTATCAAATCATCAGTAAGAAAATCTATTCCAATAACCCCATTCTGAGCATCAATAAACTCTATCCCCTCACCACCGGTTTTCTTCTGAAACAAAATCTTTCCTACTCGATCATAATTTCTTTCTCTTACTGTAAATACAAAAGAATTAAGCGTAATATCTATCGGCTGTAAAAACGCATCATAAACTGTAACAATAAGCTGAAACTGATCTAACTTGTGAATTATTATCTTCCCATCAACATTTTCAAGCGATTCTGCATATTCTTCAGTTATAACAGCCTTCATACCGTATGCAACCTCTCCCTCTTGGTATAAACCAAAAGTCAATGTGTTCCAATCTACGATTCTACTATTCATTGCGGAATCCTTGAATCCTGCTCTACACTGTGTTCCAACTTCCACTCTTTAATAACAGTGACACCATTGTCGTCATATAATTTCTCTATTGGAACTGAACCTGTCTTATCTATAACCCTCTTGTTCAAAAGAAACTTTCGTACATCAGAAACATCTGAAATAGTAAACGTCACATAATCTGCATCGAAACCATACCCAGGACTATTACTATCATACTCTACCGCATAAGACCCCTCACCAACAACCGATAAATGAGAATTCCATGAATACCTATAACCACCGGGAGAAAGAACCGTATCTATCGGTATCATTTCAACCTGTCTTGTAACCCACCCCAAAGCCTTAAACACATTATCATGAAAATCAAGAAACTTGTTGTCTGTCGTTCTCCTTATCGCCATTTTTGGGGTAAGACCGGGAACTCCTATGTTTCCAGAATCATATACCCAAAGCTCCAGAACAACATTCGTCTCTCCAACCTTTTGCAATATCTGAATCATAACTACTTCCTAAAGATTAATCTCGTAAGTAAAAACTATCTTCTCGCCAGACTCAAACGAAACTGAACTTAACCATGTCACAGTTTTTGACGCTATCGTGAAATCAATTGCATAAGCCTGCAATGGCCCACCGATAGGAACCATTAAAACCTTAGTCTCGTCAATAGGAACATACGATAATTCAAAAGAAGTCTGTCCATTTGAAACAACATCTATCGTTTCTGTGAATGTGACGCTATTCGCTGTCGTTCTTATCCATCTTCCGGGAGCAGGCAATGTAACATCATCAGGCTTTACCACAAAAAAATCATCAGGAACCTCTATAGAACTTGCATCAAAGAAGAAGATGGTCTTACTATCCTTCACAAGCCTAAGTTGCTTCTCGGCCCTGTCAGCAAGCGCAATGGCCTTTAAACCAGTTATATCATCAACACCATACCATATAATCGGCTTTGCTGAAATTGAGGTCTGTTGCTTTATTAGTCCCATATCTTACTCCACATGTCCAGTTCCATCATTTGTTTGCGTAGACTTGTCTTTTGTTCCTCCAGTAGTTGCTGCAATCCAAGCAGTTTTCAATGCTGCTCCACCATCTTGTGGAACCGGAACACCTGTTACAAAAATACCATTTAAACCTGGAGAATCAAGCGAACTTTTAATTCCTTTAATTTCCATATTCGACTTAATATGACCTATCACTCCCTCTGCTATACAAAAAGACAACTTTTTCAATTGTGTTTTCAAATCATCTTTAACAGAAGAAGGCGTGTCTGGATGCAATTTGTCTATTATTTCCCTCTCAATAGCCACATAAATAGTATTTGACATACCAGAAGTAGCATTCACATCACCAGCAGACATTCCCATATCAAACCTCTATTCCTACAACGATACTTAGTATTAATAAATACCTACTTAATTACAAATCAATAACATACACAATCTACCACACTAAACTTCCAGTATGATATATTCTTTCTACTTTCTTCGATGAAATCAAACTTTTAACTTTTTTATTGTCAAAAACATAAACAGAAGCTCCTTTGCATTGAATACCACCGCACAAAAATCTTTTCCCTTTTATCCAAATAAAATCCCTATTCTGAATTTTATACCTTTTTCTTCTAATTGAGGGAATAAAACCTTTTCTGTTTTTTTGTAATTCACGATTGTTTCTTCTTTTCTGTTCAACATCAACAGGAACTACCTTCTCTTGACTTGTACCTCCTGCTACTACAAAAGCATCATTATAATGCATTTTTTCCAATCTTAAAATATTCCTTTTTACAAAAGTCTCATTTCCATAAACTATCTTACAATCTTCCAAAATCTCTCTAAATTTATTCCTTATTATATTCATAAATGTTGCGTCTTTGTAAACATTATTCTTTTTTAATAAACCATACAACTTGTTTTTATGCAACTTCTTATGACATTTTTCATGCAACAAAGCTAAATTCTTTTCCCTATTAGTACCACCATCTTTTCTTGATATAATATGATGTATATGAGAACCATTACCCCTTGAAAATTCCTTACCACACAACTGACACTTACCATGTTCTCTTGACATTAAAAAACTTCTCATATTCTGATATTCAAACAATGACCCCTGTTGATACTGAATACCTGTTATATCTGGATTCTCTATTTTCTGTATATCAAAATTACCTACTTCTATTATAACATTCTTTATTGGTAAAAGACTCTTTAATCTATTAATTAGAGTTAAATGTGTATCAAATCTTCTCTGCGTTGAAGGTGGTAGCCAACCTTGATTTATTTTTCTATTATTGAATCTTGGTTTACGATACCATAGCCTATTTCTTCTATGCCTTCGATACATTCTCTTTTCTGTCAATCTTTCAGATGTCCTTTGATCTAAAACAAGTGTTCCTGCTATTATCTCTTTTTTCTCTGTTATCACTGAAAAACCTACATTCTTAAAGCCACTGTCTACACCTAATGAACAATCTTGAACCTGTTCACCTGTAGCTCTTGTCAACTGTATTACAAATGGATAATTTTTTACTGCCCTTGCTTCTCCTTTCTTAATCAACATCCTTGCTTTTCTCGCAGAGCAAGGCATTAATGGTTTTCCTCTTTTGTTAAGTACATAAGCCTTAACAGGAACTCGCAAGCCCTGTCCTCCCTTATGCTGGAGTTGATCCACTTCGAGGTTGTTTAAAGCCCGTTTACCATTTTTCAGGTTATCTATCTCACTGAGAATTTCTTCTCTGTTTAAAGATAAATTTGTAGAGCAATGGACTAGTGGAGTATCCATTGGTACGTTCTTTAACTTTACTTTAAACTTCTGCATAAAAGTATTACCTTTTAGCCCTCTAGACTCCCACAACTTCACCTTTTAAAGTGTCATTGTAGGGTTATATGTTCGTTTTAAAATCTTTCTTCGTTGTGTACCCTGTTGTAAAATCAGGTGCCGTCCCAGCAGGGTTTAATGGTACAGGACTGCCCATGTTCCCAAGACCAAAATCGGCTATATGCTTATTCATGAAATCAAGGTACTTCTCTGTCACAAGAAATAACCCATTCACCTTAACCCCAGAACTATCCATAACAAGCCTATTACCATTCACCTCGTCCTCTATCGTTATGCTCTCAGAACCGCTCTTATCACTTAATATAATCTTTTCTCCGTTCTTTGTAGTGACCTCTATCTTTGGCTCATCATCACTATCAAAGAACATTATCTTATGACCGTATTTAGTCTTCAAACCACGCTTCTTAGGCTCTGTATTACTCTCTTGAAACTCACTAAATCTTGCGTCTCCGGGAATCTTTCTTGTTCCTACATATACCGGCGAATTTATATTCCCAGAAATGAATTGAATCCACACATCCGAATCTATCTCAGGTGGATCATACATCATATCAGAAAACAACGGTGCAATCCAATTTCTCACAGGATTAACATGCCCAAAAATAGAACTCTTTACCTGCACTCTACCCATTCCCTTTGGGTCTTTATTGTCAGTTACAACAGCAGGATAAATACCATAATATCTTCCAAATACAAATTCAATCCCAAGCCTTCTCACATTATTAATCAAATCAGATATTACAGACATTATCCTATATCCCCACCAATAGTAATTGTGTCAGTAGTTTTCGCCTTATTTTTATTAACACCATCTGAAACATTACCACAATATGTCAATTCAAAGGTACTCCTATACTTTCCATCCCAATTATGCTTTACCTCCATCACCCTATATGTCCACATTAACTTCTCTCTCCCAAGATCAACAACAACACTATCACCGGGAAGAACATCTGGAACCCCAATTGAATTTATCGTACACGATAAAGACGCTACCTTGTTCCCGCTTGTCACACTCTCAGAAAGTAACTTTGCCTGATCTACACCACCTTCTCCAGACATAGTTACCATGTCTTTCTTTTTTTCTACTTCTGCATCAACAGATACATTCGCACCTGCCTTCGTAACAGAGTTCATATCATTCTTATTTATTACCGTTCCAAAACCAGCGACAGTTGCATCAAAACCAGTATCCCTCACAACAGTATTCGCAGCAATAAAAGTTGTAGGCAACAAATTCATTTCAATAGAATCTATTGGAATTATTCTTTTTGAAACATCAAAATTACAATTCCACTTAAATGTCAAAACAGGAACATTATCAGAAGATTCAAATATCGTAAATGCAAATACAGAAGTACCAGACACCGTAAAAACAATCCCACACTTATCAAAAATCTCTTTTATTAAATTCCAGCTATTTCCATTCTTTGATATATATTCAAACTTAAACAAATCCAACTTACTTTCAACCCCACTTGTCATATACATCTTCAAGCCATTACTGTCATTTGCATTTCTAAAATCATTCGTCATCATACTTAATGATTCATAGGTTTTTAATACAATATTATTATCACGGCATAATTTTCTTAAAACATCAAGATAACTCGCGTTTTCTAACGTCAAAGGAACAGAATCATTGTATAAAACACTCGCCAATGACGTGCATCTAAACGAAATAGTACACTGATTGTCAAAAACAAATTCTGGAAAAGACGTTATCAATCCGATAATCATTGGTGTCTGATAATTAGGAAGATACCCAATCTTAACAGCTATTTTATCAGTCGTAAAATCTAACTTCTGAGAACCAGTTATAAACTTTTCAAGCAAATCCAATCCATCATTAAACGGCATCACACAATTAATATCGAATTCTCCAACACCACCTAATTTAAGCGAAACAGTCAGTGAATTAATAAAACCATTAGGCTTCGGGCCTCCAAAAACCGCCTGAAAGTCCTCTCCATTAAAACTCACATACATTACCGGATTATTAAAATCAGACTTCATTGAAACAACCCAGACAACCTTCTTGGTGACGCAATTCTCACCGTATCAAACAATCTATTGTTTACAATCGTACTACTATTAACTCCACTACTTACCAAATATGAAACCAAATCATCTGCCAATTCCTTACCATAAACAATGTCTTCATTCTCAAATCCTCTTTGGTCTGTCCACTTTACCGAATACTTCTCCAGCGACCTTAACGCATCCCAAAACTGATTCAATAAAGCAATTCCCCACCATAAAACTTCATCTATGTAATTCTTTGAAGCTATGCTATCTATCAAATCAAACTCGGTATACGTGTCAATCCCATCAGTATCATCAACCGAAAAATTAGGAAGAGTATCATCCGTCCAAAACTCTATTCCATCAATAGTTCCAAGAGTGAAAAGTCTTAACATTGAATTTCTTTCAATTTCTACGGACATTATTGCGCTCCTTGGTATCTTACAGCAGACTTCTCTTTTATTTCAAGCCACTTCAATAGCCCTCCCTCATTAGCACCTATTTCTACCTTTATAGACTGACCACTTTGTCCATTTATTGCCTGTGTCAAAGCCGCTATCTGATCCGCAATTGATTGCGCCTCTGACTGCTCACCAGAAGTTATCCCACCAGAAGACAATTCCTTAAATCTTGAAACCAACCTTGACTTCTTACTTTCATTTACAGACTTCTGAAAAGCCTCTCCTCCAGTCATCTTACTAAACGGATTAACTGCTGCTGCAAATCCAGCTCCGAGTGCTTTAAAGAAATCACCAAGAAAATCCTTTACACCAATAAAAGCATTTACAATAGCATCTCCTATTCCACCAAATATTTTACTAAGTCCGTCAACCCACCATTTAATAGACTCCCCGACCTCTTTCCATACAGGTTTAAGAAGTTCTATTACAACTTTAAATGCTCCAACCATTAGTCCACCAATAATTACAAGCAATGTATCAAGTACTACAGGAAACAATTTCCACATGTAATACATTATTCCACCTAAAATCACTAACGCCTTATCTACAATCATTGGAAACTTCTCTGCAACCAACTTCGTTATATTCTGTGTCAACCACTCAACAGCAATGGCTAACTTGTCCTTTATCTTTGGCATGTTTTCTACTAAAAAATCACCTATCTTTGGCAACATCTTTCCAAGATACCCTAATACATCAACAATCTTATCCGCAACAATTGGAAGATACTTTTTAAACACATCATCCAAAACATCTGGTATTGCCTTAAATGTTTTCTCAAAAGCATCTTTCGACTTCTTCTTATCAAAAAAATCCCCAAACTTAACTCCCGCTTTATCCATTGCACTGTTTACAAGAAGAAACGCTCCTCCAATAGCCAATAACCACGGCGCTAATCCAACGAGCATCATTGGTATTCTAGCAAGCATTGGCAAAACACCTCCAAGTATTTTCCCAAACTGCACAACCGCAAAGGTTATGGCCGCAAATTGTACAGGGTCTATACCAGCCATCATTGTCGTAAAAAAACTGAAATGCTTATTGAATGACTCAAGATACGGAACTACACCTTCAAGAGACTTTGTCTTCTTTGCAAATTTTATTATGTCATTTCCTATTACAGAAAAAGCTGCTGTAGCACCTTGTTCTTTTAATAAAAATGTGAACTTCAAAAGCTCCCCTATAGGGCCGCCACTTGCGATCATTCTACCTATATCATTTCCAGCCTTTGAAGAGAACTTTGAAATTGTTCTTGCAGTCTCATTCAAATCCTTGTTAAGCCCACTCATTATCTTTCTTGCTGTAATTTCTCTTGTTTTTGAAAGTGTCTCATTAAAAGTCTTCATTCCAATATTACTTTTCTTAACAAACTTGTCAGTTGCACCAAAAGCACTCTTTGAACCAATAAGATTTTTACTCAAATCACCAATACTTAAATTTCCTGCATCAAGACCTTCCTTAAGAGCATAAATCGCACTCTCGCTTAATCCAAGATTATCTTTAAGAAGTCCCATCAATTTAACATTGTTAAATATCTCTTTGGGCTGTTTCTTTATAGAGGTCATTAACTCATTAAAAAATGTCTGAGGATCGGTTTTCACCAACTCTCTCATCCTATCAACACCCATCCCGACACCAATAGCAACTTGATCGAGATAATCTGGAATCTGTCCTGCCCCTATATTCTGGAACTCCTGCCTCATTTTGAAAAAAGCATCCGTCATACCAACAGCCTCTTCAGGATTAATGGACTTATTCATCTTTCTCATCAACCCTGCAATATTAGCCGTTTGCTGACCAACATTCTTCATTATATCTTCAGACAAAGCAAAATCACCAGTAAGTGAATTATACACCTTATCTGCCGAATCAACTGCCTTTGTAAAAAGTAAAGCAGCCTTATCACCCATCTTCCATGCTTTAGCCGTAGCCACAGTTCTATCTATAGCATCCTGCGTTTGTTCGTTTGTAAATTTCCACGTACCAGACAAAGTAGACAGCGATGAAGCAAACTCTTTTGCATCAATATCTGAAGCAGCTACAAAAGCCCCATACCTCTTCATATTATCAGCGGCATCTTCTGCACTACCAGACTCTTCTCTAAAAGCAAGAAACATACTAGACAATTCATCTGAACTCTTGTTCGTCTGCATCATCAAACTGTTTATAGTTCCGAAAACATTACCTACAGCTTGCGCAGATTCACCACCAGCAGTTAGCCTACCAGCAAGCTGTTTCCACGAAACTATCTGATCTGCAACACCAGCACCAGCACCAGTAACCGCACCTTCAAGCGTAGAAACTCTATCAGCTATTCTATCAAGATTCGACAATCCAAGAGCACCCATAGCCAGACCAAGACGCGAAAACAGCTTTGGCGACTTATCAACATTCTTATTGAGACTACCCATCTGCTCATTAAGACGTGAAGCTGTTTTAATGGCACCTTTATCAACACCTCTAAAAATTAACGACAGAGCTTTCATCTTCTTTTCCTACCGTTTTTAATCGCTTCCTGTTCCTTCTCTCGCGCTAAATTTTCTCTTTCAACCATTCTACCTCTTCTCGAAACAGGCATTCTCATAGCATCTGAATAAGGAGTACCAAAATAATGCATGAGGGCAAATATCTCCTCCTCTAAGTCTACTGGCCCTCTGGAAAGAAAAAATCGGCACTATCGTACCTTAATGTTTCTTTCACGATCTTCTTACAATCCTTACATTCTATTTCTATCTCATTATCCATTCCTGCGGAATCAGCTTTCGACATTTCATCCCTTAGCTTCTTCCTGTCCTTCATGGACATTTTTTTCAAATCATCCAAACTCGCAGGCTTATCCCCTATTCTTAAAACCCTTCTAAGCATCATATCGGAAATGGTAATATCAGCATTACCAGATAATGCATAATCATCAAGACCTGTCATTATCCTAAATTCAAGTTTCTTACCATTAGATAAAACAAGATCAAAAGTTCTCTTACGTTTATCAGCAGGTATCTTCACATCCAAATCAGCCAAATTCACACTTACCAACTGCTTTGAACCACACTTACGCTCCCCATCCTTATCCTCAATGGTGTTCTGGCATTCATATTCAAACTTGAACAAATCACCATACGTCTGCTGTCTTATCCTTACAAGCAAAAACATCCTATCAATAGAAGGAAGTCCTGCGACTATCTCTTCCAAATACTTTTTGTCCTTAATCGGATTCGGTATCTCTTTGCTTATCAACTCCATTGTGCAATTAGAAATCACAATATTTATCTTCTTTGAAACGGACATCTTCCTGGAAGCAAAAACATCCTCTTCCTCACCGGTCATCTCACGTACTAAAACACTATCGTACAGCTTACCTTCTGGATTCAAAAATCCAAGTGGCAATTCATATTCTGCATACGAACTCTTTGACTCTTCCTGCACTTCCTTCTCAATAAGTGAAGCTGTCCCTTCAACAGCAACATCGGCTTCTTTCACTACCTCTGGCTTTAAAGCAATCTTGTTACTCATACTTCATCATCTCCTTTTATCATGTCGCTCGGTTTATCAGAAAATCCGCGATACTGCACCGCAGATTTTTTATATACTATCCATTCCGAAACCAACTGTCTAACCACATCTGCCGCATCTCTTCCGTCAAGCTCCGCAAAATTAGTCAGACCACGATGAAGCCACCGTGGCATCCACATATTCCATCGCACAGATTCCATTGACTCTTTCATCAAACACCAAACCTTACTCGCATATTTTTTAATTTAATCACAGCCTCTTTCTCGTCGCGTGCTGTAAATGAAGACTGGGTAACCTTATCCGTAAAAACAAATAAATTACCAGCATCCTTCCAAACCCCATTAAAAAACAAATTCAACTTCTTTGCAATTTTCTCCCCAACACCTGATACATCTTCATACAGAACAGCATCCTTACAACAAACGTCCATAATGCTATCCATCAACTTTCTTATCATAAATCCTCACTTAATGCGTCAAGAAATAATTTATTTCTGCACCAGATTTTTTCATCTTCTTTCCACTTGAATCAGTTACCCAATAAAACGTTCCCTGTGGAATTGACTCTGCATAACTTATCGAATAACCATGACTTCTGAGAGCACTAAAGGCATCGTCTAAATTGATCTTCTTTGTCGTTTTAAAAGAAGGCTTTCCACTTTTCCAACTTTTATCAACAATACTTTCTATTATCTTTTTTAACATAAGGCTATTTTGCACACTACAAGTTAAAAATATAGTGCAATCAATTTCTTAATTGCACCTTAAAATTTATGAAACTTCAAAAGTCACATAATCATCAGCTATCTTCGCACCAGAAGGAAGAACATCTTTAATTTCTTTTTTTACTTCTTTACTCAATAATCCAGAAACAGAAATGGATACATCAACTTTATTCACATTCATATTCATACCAAAATTAGCTTCTATTTTGTTTTTACCTAAGACAGCAAAAACCATCTCTATTTGCTTAACAGCAACATTAACACTTCTTAAAGCATCTCCTATTTTTTGTGGCTCGCTCTCATGTAAAACACCAACTTTTCTCTGCAAATCTTCTGACAATACAAATCTTCCACTATACATAATAATTCTCCTTAATCTATAAATCCAATATTCTTCAAGTAGCTTTGCGCCTTGTTTTCCACATTATTTGGTGACAAAATCTCTACATTCACCGTCACGTCATACTTATCCATTGGATCATCAACCGATCCTGCTCCAGAAGCTCTTATATGAACCCAAGCAGCCCTTTTCTTGCCTTCTTTATTAACAAATCCACCAACCATAGACCAATCCTTATACTGTGGCGGCCTATTTTTATAATCATACTCTGAATTGTAGAGAGCCAGTGTTGGAAGTACCTTTGATACTGCCTTCTGTATCTCATTTATTGGCTTCCAATATTTATCACTGAAAACATCTTTTGCTATATCATTCGACACCTTAATCAGCTTACTCTTTAGAATAGAATCAGCAAAAACAGGAACATCCTCACTCTGCAACGCTTCTATTAACATCTTAAGCATAATTACTTCCCAATCATTTTTTCAAGTGTCTTTGACTTTGAATCAGACCCACTCGAACTTCCGAAGTAATACCCAATAATATTTCCAAATTGCGAAGTTATAACACCAAGCACAAATATTATCAAATCTTTACCTTCCTGATTTCCTGCCGACAACCCATTCAATCTTATCACAAAAACAAAGAAAGCGAACGATGCCACTATAACTATCAACGACAAAAAAGAACGAATATTTCTATTAAGAAACGTCTCGTTCTTTACATCTTTTGCTACAATTACTGGATCATCTTCTTTTGCATTAGTTTTAACATCAACAACATCAGTTTTAATATCAACAGCATCCATAACACCTCTTTGTTAAAAACTATCTATCAAATTACTCTTCCGGAGTTTCTTCTTCCATCTTTGCAATATCTTTCAGCTTACCCATAAGGTCATCAACCATAGGCTGTTTCATAGATAAACGAGACATAACTCTTTTGCTCTTTGTCTCAAACTGACTCCATCCAGCAACAGCTTCCATGATACCAACAATATACTTTGCCTGTTTTGTACTGATCTGCATTGTCGATTCAGTCAATGATCTTTTACCAATTTCTCTCTGTAAATCCTCTGAAAGTAACATTCTTCCTAACATAACAATTCTCCTTTAAATTCCCAGATTTCTTAATGCACTGACGCTTGAAGCACCAGCATCAGTTATTACCAATGGATCAATATCTATTTCCTCAATACTTATATCTGAACTACTTGCATCAAAATCACTTGCTGCCTTAAATCTTGTCGGCTGGCATCCTTCAAGAAACCATGCCTTTCCAGGTATGGTAAACAACCTTGCAAAGCCAAGTGGTACGCTAAGTGTTGCTAAACTACTTCTGGTAAAATGAACAAGAACAAAATTCCTTCTTATTGCCCGTCCATCAATCATTTCCTTAACCCACGTACCGAAACTCGTCCTATTTATCGCACATCCCCTTGAAAGAGTAATCGTACCATACCCCCAGTTGTTCACATACTTGTACGGATGATTCCAATTACCAACATTGATCTCGTCAGTTACAGCAGTCATCTCAGGTGCAGTAATAGCCTGGAACCCTACGAACGGAGCAAGCACAGGTATCATATCAGCTACTCTAACACCTGCATTTCTTGCCAAAGAAAAATTAGGAACTTCCCATAACATGAACGAGAAGTTCTGCAAGAATTCTAAGGCCCTTATCTTGCTACCAGCTCGCATTACTCACCGATATGTACTGCGGTATTTCCGACACCAAGGCTGATAGACTCGTATGCCACATCCATTTCCTGAATGGATATTTCACTTGAAGTCGCATCCATATCTCCTGCCAACTTACAACGAGTCGGAAACGCATCGAATATGGTGTACGATCTCTGAATCACACCAGCGCGGTCATGGTGATTAATCGTAATATCAGCACGATAGCTCTTTCCATCAAGCATTGCCTTGATCCATTCAAACATCTTCGAGTCTGTTTTCACAACACCTCTGGTCATTGTGCAATCTGAATATGTCGGTAAGCCGGGCTGTTTGTACCTGTTCGTTCTCATTCCTTCATTGTACTCTACATTCTCGACAGAGATTTCAGGAACCGTAACCGTGTTAAAAGCAGCTTCGCTCTGGGAAGCAGGTGTACCACTATTCGCACCTGCTTGACCTGGAACCGAACTCAGCTTATCAAAGGGAACATCAGAAGATGCCCCTTTGAAAGACACCGTGAAACGATATGACTGTAAAAAATCAGACGACATAGCTCTTGCCATCTTTGCCTCCTGTTTACTTTAATAAAATTCCACATTTTTCAAAATGTAATTTGTCAAAAACAAAGAGTCTTAATTTCTTATACTTACTTCTAAACATTTTAACTCTCTTTTGCGAACTTGACCTAAACCAACCCTTCACATCTATCAATTTATTTAAAACACCATTCCTATATATCCAAAAATCCGGTGTATATCCAATTCCATAATACAACTTAAACTTCTCTACCTCGTAACCCCACTCATAATTCTTGCTATCAAGCCATTGGGCAAACTTAACTTCCCAAGTTGACTTAAGCCAAAACTCTCTACCTTTTATATCAATGAACTTAATTCCAACAGCCTCGTCAAAATTTCGTATTTTTACACCTGCATCTCTTAGAACTTTGCTAATAGCATCTCCGCTACATTCAAATTTAAGCGCAAGATACGATTTACTAACACCCCTCTTGTATTCCTCAATTATCTCTTTCTTGTCATCCTCATCTTTTATCTTTGCCCAACTTCCCGGCCTTGACTTAACCCCATTCAAAACCAACAAATCATGTATAGCAGTTCCAGACACATCATACTTTTCTCCCAACTGCCTATACGTCATACCGGCATCATACAAACTAATTGCCTCTTGAATCTTGTTTTCTGGAATACATTTTGGCTTCTTCTTTTCTCTTAACTTAATTCCTTCCCTAATAAGAACACGCCTAACACCAGTCTTTGATATTCCATCTATACCCTGGGAAATATCTTTTATAGACTTTCCATTTTTATATAATTCGATAATTTCCGAAGAACTATCTCTACCAACATTTCCATTAGAAAAAATAGCTCTCTCACTTTTATTTCTAATTTTAACTCCACCAATTTTCAAAATCTTTACTATATAAGAAAATGATCTATCTAATTCTCTTGCTATTTCATAAGTGCTCTTACCTTCATCAATATACATAATTCTTATTTTTTCAAAAAAATCTTTATCAAACTTAAAGGTTTTTGAACCTCTCAAAATAATATCGCCGCTCTTCAGCATTCTTTCAACATAAAATCTACTTCTATTGAAAATATTAGCAATCATATAAACACTCATGTTTTCGTCAATGTACATTTTCCTAAATTTTTCAAAGATCACACTATCAAATCTTACATCAGCCATAAATGCCTCCAGTTTTTATTAAATATAAATTCTGGAAGCATCGCGTAAGAATTAAGTTCTAATTAATTCCCCTTAGTGCGCTGAGCAAAGCGTATACGGCAAAATTCCGCTGGCTTGTTCACTGCGATACCAACATCAACAGTAACGAAACCTTGATTGATCTGCGAAGTAGGATTATTCGTATCATCGCATGTTACATAGTACGCTTCATTTTCGTTTGCACCAGCAAAATATCCATCAACGAAAAGACCTTGCAAAAACGATCCAATCGTTGTTCTCAAAATCAGCCACAATCTCGGCCCGTTATTTTCGAAAACTGCGAACTGGATTGCTTTGTAAACTGATCTTTCGCAGAATATGAACAATCTTCTTGCATTGATGTATCTCCACTCAGAATCAAGAGAGAAAGTCCTTACACCCCACACGCAACGACCAGTATCCGAAGAACTGATAATCGGATTTACCCTTCCTTGGTACAACACGTCCCTCTGGCCCTTGGTAAGCACTCTGTACACTGAGCTAATATTAGCCAATGCACCGTCTTCAGTACCACCGGGAGCCTTACCTACATTCTTATTGCTGTCTGTACGTGCGTATATACCAGCAACAAGGCCGGAAACTGATACACGCCTATCTTTCCTTCTCAGAAGATCGAAAATCTTAACAGGCGGGTAATAAATCGCTCCATAACTGTGCGAAAAAGCAAGAGTCGTTTTCAGATATGCAGTCACACTTGTCATATCTGGGGCACTATCCAATGAAATCGGTGTTCCAAGAATCGCAAAAGTGTCCTTTGCTCTTTCAGTATCGGTATAATAATTTGCAAAAGCAATCTGAACAGAAGCACAATTACTTGCAGCAAGGTTTTCAGCATCAGGACAAATCAGATTCAGAATCTCTTCAACACCATTAAAATTCTGTAGCGCATTAATAAGTGCAGTTGCCTTATCATCATCCCTAACGGTATCACCATTACTGATAGCCTCATGTCCTGTCGCCAAAGACTGAGCAGTCCAATGCGGTGTCGGAGTCGCAACATACACAATACCATTTGCCGGAACAAGCAACCCTGACAAAACTGTTTCTTCAACAATTTCTACCCATTGTGACGAATTCTCAAGAACCGTCTTATAATAAATCGACAAATCCTTATCACTGTAATGGAAAGAAATGGCTTCGTAAAATTCAATGGCCGATCCATTATAAAAAATGGTAAGATCAAAAATATGACCATGCAACGGATCAGGTGAATTCGGATCATTAGGACTTGGAACAATCTGAAACGATATGTTGTTCCCATCTTCACCATACCATTTTGCTCTCACCTTGAACGTATTTCCAGAAGCAGCAGAACCAGTATCATCATCTGCCGCACCAAAAATATCTGCAAGACCATCATTATTGGTAGCAGTAGCCACATCAACATTTGAACCAGTCCCAGTTGTCGGAGAAGTAATCGCTATCGCATACGTTCCCGGAGTAGAACCAGCAACAACCGTTGCCACATTTCTGAATGCCGAACCAAACAATGCTACCAATGCGTTATTGATATTATCACATATTGTCTGAATGGCATAATTACCAGCAGCACCACCGGCACAAACATTGAGATCATCTGCAATATAGATAGTATCTATTGTCAATTTGATGTTTTTTGCCGCACCCGTTATAACAACAATCCCACCAGCATGATCCTTGCTTCCAGTTACAGTACCGGCAGTAGCAAGTGTTGTCGATACTTGATGAACTGCTTTCACAGCATCGGCAGACTTAATGGCCCGTGAAAACCATCCTCTTCCACCACCATTATCAAAAAACGCCTTCACCTGATATGCGGCTTCACCCGATTTTATAAAACCACCACATCTCCTCTCGAACTCATCATAGCTATCAAACGATATTGGATTATCACTGACACCTCTCAAAGAGAATCCTGCGATTCCCAAAACAGAGGGGTTGACCGAAGATATTACTTTCTCTCCAGAACTTCTTTCTTCAATAAAAACACCAGCACTATCATAGTTAGGCATGGAAACCTCCTTATTATTTATTTCCTTTTAACATTTAATATTTCTACTTCTTCTCAACAGTCAAATTAGTCTGTTCAACAAGACGTGATGTTTCAATCGGCATAATGTCAATTTCGCCCATCACTCTTAATGTTACAGTCATTCCCGGAAAACGTAAATAAATATCGTCAATCGCATCAGACTCAGTTATCGAATCAAAGATCACATCATACCCTCTTGGGTCACCAGCATCATCCCACACCGTTATATAGCCCTTTGGCTTTATCGTGGAATTCGCCATGATCCACTTCCAGATTCCTTGCACCATTTTTTTGAAAGAACCACTTATCTCTATTTCATAAGATATATCATAGGGCCACGCTTGTAAACTCTCATCCATCTCTTGATAAAAACCTGAATGGTCTATCTCCGGTGATGTGTCATGCCTGTCCTGCCATTGAACATGACCGGGATGGATTCTCGTACCACCGTCATCCATAGAAGACGGGTTAATAATTATTCGTGGGATCACTTCGCTAACTATCAGTGGGTCGGGGGGGGAAACATAAATCGGAACCTGACCTGCACATGGAATATTCGGTATTACATAAGTTTGAACGCCATTAAAGGTCGTTAAAACTCCACCCATTGTACGAACAAGCCCTTCATCAAAATTTCTGGGATAAACCATTCCCTTTCCGGGAGTCGTACTCTTCCAGAAATCATTCATCCTTACACCTGCATTCTTGCAACAAACATATTCAATGCGACTTGCTCATCTGCTTCGTTTGATACATATATCTTGCTTAAATCATGAATGCACAATACTGTTGGAAAATCCTTCAATATCTTCAACGGAACAGCATCGTCATCATCCAACTTAATCAATAAAGTTCCATTCGTCCTAAAAACTATGAAATTCGCATTCTCTACACTACTTGTGAAATCAATTTCATAATCTTCTGCAAGATTCTCAATAACAACACGATCTATTCGGTATCCATCATCTATAGACTTTGCATCCATAGCCTCTGTAATACCATAAACATTTTCGGACTCGTCAAAAAGCCCCAAATCCAAATATGCATTTATTGTTGATTCCATAATTATCTCTTCTCTATGTCATCCGTCCATCTTCCCAAAACTTTTACTGCCAAGTTGTCACTTAATGCCCTCTGGTCTACCTTAACCAACTGGTGCCTACTCCTCGGCTTCTTCATCTCAGAAATCATCAACTTCGTACTTTGCGTTAAAGCATCCTCTATTACAAGCCGCGATATAACAGGCTTCCAATGCGCTATCTTCTCGTACCCATTACTACCCTTTTCCATTCGTATTGCAAAAAAATCCATGTCCGGCATTGCATAACCAGCTTCTCTTAAACCACACAACCTGCAACCCCTGCCCCCGCAACTCGACTCATGTATCTGTTCTGGACTTTTACTCTCTTTCTCAATTCTCTTTATAATGTCATTTACGACAGCCTCATTCTTTTCCTTCGCCCTGTTCACCTCACTCTCACTAACCTTCCTATAATACACTTTGAGAGTTCTTGGAACGCTATCTAAAACGCCTATCACAAACGGACTATTATTAATCAGCATCTTTGCTACTGCACTCTGCGTTGTTCCCGGTATTGGCCTGAAATACAACACATGAGTTCTTGGGTCTAAACCCGATATTCTAACCGCCTTCGGACTGGAATAAATGGCCGGACTCTTAATTCCCTTTACCTGAACAACAGTAAGTGAATCACGGTATCTTTTATACTCACCTTGGGCCGGAATTCTCTTCTTAACCTTATCAAGAACATATTCCGAAACATCCCTTTCTACCTCTCCAAAAATCTTGAGAATTCCAATACCATGCTTCCCAAGATTCTTAGGAACTTCTACCCAAGGCCCAGTCTTCTTGACTTCAATCATTATTCCTCTATAGAGCCAATACCAATCTTGTCGTAAATATCATCAACCGTCAAATCTTCACACTGAGACTTACCGCTCTTGCTTGGTTGCTTTCCTGACTTTTTACTCTTTTTCTTTGAAGAAGCAGACTCAGAAATTACCCTATCAATATTATCACATGCATCTTCTTCCAAAGAATCAAGAAATTCAGCAATCGCTGGTGCCGGTGCATTCAATATCCTCGCCGCCGCTTCTCCACCACCAACATACTTTCCACTGTCATCGAATTCAATCTGGTCAAGAGCATCTGCCAACTCATCAAAACTCGATCCAACGTCTCTCAGCATTGAATCAAAAACATCCTGTTTTGAGGCATACCTTTCATCGTCATCGTCAACAGTGATAATCATTGTCTTAAACATATCAAACATCTTGTTTCTGGTATGAGAACCACTAAGACCTGCCTCATTAAGATTGGCAACTCTTTCCATTCCTTCACAAATATTCTTTAACATACAACCTCCTGAATTTTATTTCAAAATTATTACTTTTTTGCTCTATACGGTGGTTTGTGACTGCTCTTAACATCAGGATGAGGCCCAAGTGACTTTCTCCACTCTTTTATCTTTGCGGCCCTCTTAGCACCCATTTTCCTGAATTTTACAAGACCAGCCTTACCTCTTTTTACTGTCTTTCTCTGCCCATATAGTGACCACATCTCCGCAGTTTTATGTCCACCCTTGGCAAACCTTCCACCACCATTATGCCACGGATTATCCTCATTCAATCTTTCCAGAATTTCATCTATTTTGCTCACTGCATCAACATCTTCATCAATAACCTTATCCCGGACACTCTCTATATCAGAAACAAGGTTCTGAAGATATGTCTTCTTATCCTCACTCCCCCTATCACCTATATTACTCTTAGAAGATTCCATCATTTTTAATAATAAAGCTCCAACCTTTTTGCCCTGCCTGCCAAAATACTCCCTCAAACTTCCCTCATCCTCAGACAGTGGATACCCACCAGAATCCTTCTTATACATATTCTTCCATGAATTTATTACCAGATCATAATTCGGCCTTCCTCTGGTATCAAAAATCTTGCCGGATTTCCACACCATATCAACCGCATCTTCCCACAATTCTATCCCCTCTGTAACAAAGGAAGGAACAGTAAAAAAATCCTCTTTCTTTAAAATGCTATCCTTAATAAGCTGCTTAACACCATCAGTTCCAATTCTTCCAGTCTTAATCAAATCGTATGCAAGTGTCGATCCTTCAAGTATACTCACATCCTCTAAAATACTCTCAAAAATCCTAACTGCTGAAAGATCAGGCTCCGAAGCAACCTCTTTTTCCTTATATGCAACTTCCTTTTTATTCGTATCAGCATACATACCCGCTTTATCATCTGGGTCAGCAAGGTATTTCACATCCATACTACCACAATTAGGGCAAATCATGTTCTTTCTATCACCAAACCCCTTTTCTCCCTTATCATAGCTTACCCTTGGCAAATCAGGATCAAACGTCTGGTGACACTTCTTGCAAGCCCAAGGCCCAACCTCTCCCTCAGTAAGACTACCTTTTTCACCCTTTGATTCAGAATATGGTGTTCTTAAAAATCCTACCATTCCGGTTGCTGTTAGTCTATCAAAAAGACTTGTCTCAAAAACATCGCCTTCAGAGAGAATCTTTATCGCACTCTCACTAATACTTCCTATTTGATGTCCACCAACCAGCTTAATAATGAGCCTTGAATACTTATCCTCTCCTATAACAACACCCTCGCCATAAACAGGATGTTTAACTACCAAACCATTCAATTTACTTACTAAACCTGCCATATTATTACACTCCTGTTCTAAATATAATCTAAATCAATACACAATCCAACAAATTAAGGAACTATGGTCGGATCATTTACCCTGACACTTGCATTAAATTTAGTATTATACGCTATATTCAATTTGTAAAGCGAATAATTCTTGTGTGACATATCAATCCATCCATCTCCAATAACCCTCGTAACATTCCAATACAACTGCCTATATTTAACAATTGCCCCCATCACTGGAGCACCAATTGCAAGCAAATCAAAATCCTTCTTTGCAAACCATAACTGAGTATCTGAATCCTTTGTTCTACCCTTCTCCGTCGCATTCACGTTTGGCTCATCACTCTCGTATACAGCATTTACAATATATGGCTTACCAAGACCTTCAGTAGAAACACCACCTCTTCCAGTTATTCCCCAAGAAGAATCACACATCTTTTCCGAATACAAAGGATCATAGCCGGGATCACCACTCATTGTCTTCATATCATTCACATTAAAATTATAGTATTCCACCTCTATTCCTGCAAGCCTATTCACCTCTTGAGCAATAGAATGAAA